CATTTATATTCTATAAATATTTTTATTTAAATTAAATAAAAATTTAATTTTTAATCTAATCGTCGGTAGGTATCATTCATATTTGTACTGTGCTGATACTTATCTTCAATCTTTTCTTCTTTCTCTTGTTTTTCTTTTATTGTAGGTTCATCCTTCAAGTCGTTAGAAATTTGTATATGTCTAAGCATACTTGTACTTAATTTTTTACCTTCTGCGTACTTTTTGAATATACTGTTGAGCAATTTTGTAACGTGGTTACTTGTAATAGGTGTTACCTTATCGTTAAGAGTAAAAAAATAACCGGACTTATTTATTTTTAACCATCTAGTCAAAATTTTACTTAAGGCTGGATCTATAGTCAAAACTTTTGCTCCAAGACGTTTCACATTCTTAAAATTATTTAACATAAATTTATAGTTAGATTTGTCTTTAATTAAATAATTTTCGGATTTATCTTTAAGGTCATCATATTCTTTCTGTGATATAACCTTACAATTTGCGACATTGTTACGTATAGGATTTGCGACATAGAAACGTAGTAATACATACTTTTGTATCATAGCATATTCTGTCTTTGATAATTTTTCTTTTGTCCATAAACCAGCGTCATTGATATCTATAAGCATCTTGTTCAAAATCTGTTTTACAGTATCAAAATCTATCCAGTTATCTTTTTGAGTTTTTGTTTTTTCCTGAGAATTAATTTGTTCATTTACTTTAACCATAATCTGTTTCAAAAGAGCCTGATACTTGTCTATTAATTTTGTATCAGGATTTTCATCACTATGTAAGGCAACAAGAACTGCTGTTAGTCTATTTTTCTTCGTGTTGTTATTTGATATTTCGTCAATACATTGTTTAATTTTTGAGAAATCTTTTAGAAACTGAGAAGATAACTGTTTAGTCTGGTCTTGATTACATTTTTTTGATAACATTCTTAAATTTGTGATATAGTTATGAATTGAACTTTCTGTTAATTCAGATCGTGATTTCGCAAGTGCTTTACGTAAATTTTCTGAAGGTTGCTTACTCATCTTTTATTATAACTAAAGTTTTTTTTAATTAAGAAAAAAAATATTAAAATGATAAATTAGTTCCGGATTTATCGGAGTCTAGATAAACGTCCACCGCTTGTTCGGCTTCCTCCCATTTTACCTCCAGTGTGACGTGCTGTGATTTTGGATACGTTAGCAACGCCTTCAAGCAAAGGAGAAAATTCAGGAGCAAGAGATGCAACTACAGGACGAGCAAAGTCTGCTACACGACTGATACCGTGAGAAACTTTGTTAATAAAGGATTTGAACCGATCCAAAAATCGTCCAGAACCACGACGTCCGCCGTGAATAGCCCTGTAGATTTCGTGGCTAACTTCTTCGTTACCCTGAGCGGCCGAAAGCACCATTGCCTCGCTAAAGTTGCCAATGGATGTTCTAGCGCCATTTTCGTAAACGGAACACGTGCCAGGCATACTAAATAGAGTAAAGAATTCAAAATCACCTGTAGCACCAGAAATATTTTGAGCCGTAGCCTGAATCTGTAGAGTGTATTGGCCTGCGACGCCTGCTGCCTCGTTGGCCTGAAGCCCGATGTCCTCGCCGAATCTTACTGCAAATACAGAACCACGGTATTTACTGTATTGTGCCCAAGACAAATTCAAGCCACATCGCTGAGCGATACTGAATAGTTCTTGATCAGATGCAGTTGCTAGCAAACCAGACTGATTATTGAACAAAACTTGAATGTTACTGAGTTTACAATAACTATCAGATACAAGATAATTTGAACTAGCACGTGAGTGACGAACGAAAAGATACATCGCACTAGGAATCATACTCAGTTTTATAGAATCGGAAATAACCTGAAAAGAAGTGTTGTTAGTAATAGCATTATACGGTTTGATATATTGCTGAAGTTTTTCGTAATAAACAGTCTGTACCGTTGGCAAAGGCTGAATGATTTGTGGCGTGATATAATTCATAAGAATTTCTGGAGCCTGATAAAAACTGACTGTGACAGTAGTAATAGCGTTACCAGCAGTAGAGTGGCACAAGACACGATTTGTATTTTGAGTCCAGCGGAAATTAATGTTTAATTGATTGATATTAACGAGACCTTCCGAATCTCCTCCCATACCAGACAAAAATGGCGATAAGAACAAAGGTTCTACAACCTCGCAAGTGAATGATTTTCCATCTTCGGCAAGAACAACAGGAAAGCCACCACGAGACATTTCAGCAGAATTTTCTCCATAATCAGCAAGTGGATTACGCGCACTGCCATAAGTCTGCCAATCTGCATATTGCTGATACTGATCAGGCATCGCTGGAGAAGTTGACACATCTCCGAGTCTGTCAACCGCATCATTCTCAAAACAAAGCATAGCATTATAGATATCAGCAGTATTTTGAGAAATTGTTTCACCGTTAATTTGACAGGTGATTACATCAGTAATTGCCTGAATTGGAAACTGGCGAAGTGCGTCATTGGTGCCCAGTTGCATGGCAACATTTGTCTCAACCTTGAGATAGCATTTGATACGCACATTGCGATCCAATATCGTCTGCGTGCTTGGGGGCGAGATAGACCACGATGCCTGAACTAAAGGTTGATTGGCACTACCCCATGAATTTGAGGGAAAGATCTGCTGTGTCACTCTGCTTCCGCCTTGAGCAACGATATGACTTTTCATTTGGTCGGGTTCAATTCTGGCACGAGGAAACGTGAGTTTTGTTAAAGTTGACATTATTTCTTTTATTAAGGGTAAACATAATAAAAATAAAAAAAAAATTCAAGAATAAATAAAATCATAAATTTTTTTTTAATTCATTTTTGGTTGAGGTAAAAAAATGCCTAACGATAAAGTTAATAATCCTGCATAATTTCTCTGTGAATTACAATCTGGTTCTAATACTAACATTGACGCTGAAAAAACTATTATTGATATTAAAACTCCAACCTGTATGAAGTATTTAACTGCAGTTTTATCCATTTTTAAACAACAGGATCTCCATTCTTCTTGAATCTCAGGAACAGGTTGAGTTGGTTCATCCATTTATATTAAGAGAATATTTAAGAAAATATATCTTGTCTTAATATAAATGATGCAATACAATCAAAATAGATTATATCAAAACTCTCTTCATTCATTAACTGGTAAAAGAGGTGGAGGTATGTTACCTACGGGGACTACGTCCTTACTAAATAATACAGATACTCAAAACGCTTTAAATTTATCTTCTTTGAATTTAATGGAAAACAAAACTAAAAGTCTTAACGATCAGGGTGATATGGTATACTATAACGTTAATATTTTTAATAAAGACGAAGTAGAAGGAAAACAATGTATATTCAGTGAAAATCGTGTGACACCTGTTCTCCAAAACCCAAGTGATTATAAATTTTCTTGTGTTCGGTTTCAATTACCTTCTATCAATATTCCTATCCTATTTTTTAGAGATAGAGATTTATTCATTAAACTTCAATACGATGGTGCTGAAGTTCAACAAGATTTAATTTACATACCGAATTCTGCAACTGCTGATATTTATCAAGGACGTCAGCCTGTATATGATTATCAAGAAATTGTTAATTCTCTAAACATTGCTTTTCAAACTGCTAAAACGGCTTTAGGTGTATTAAAACCTGCTACGCTTGTATTTGAGAGACCTATTATGACTTATGATGCAACTACTCAGTTATTTTCTTTATTAGCCGAAGTTGCTGGTTATGACAGTGCTCTTCCTTCATACATCAAAATTTTCTTTAGTTCACAGTTATTTACTTTATTTTGTAATCTATTAGATTTCTATTCTGATATTAATTTTACACAGATCATCATCCAAAATCAGTACAATAATACTTTTACATCTCCAATCACATCTACGCCTTGGTATTCAATGACTCAATCTCAGCCGTCACTTGAGTTGTGGCCTGAAATACAAAGAATTGAGATCTTATCTAATTCAATCCCAATCCGACAAGAATTACAAGGGCAACAAGATGATGTTCAAAAACGCATTTTGATAGATTTTAACGTTGCTGGTGTCCCAGATAAAGGAATCATCAATTTCTTCCCACAAGGTGCAATTAGATACTATGATTTAACTAGCAATTACCCTTTAACTCAGATTGACTGTGAATTTAGATGGGCAAGCGCTTCTGGTGAGAGTTTTCCTATATTTTTAAATGTTGGCGAAAGTTGTAGCGCTAAGTTTCAATTTGTAAAATTAATAAATTTACGCTTAAACGGAGAATAAATAAAATAAAACCTTTGTTATAATAAATGAGTCTGTTACCTAACAAAACAGAACCAACATTACAGTATTACAATATAGAAATAACTGGGTCTAATATTTCAGATACTAAAGCGATTTTCAACATAAATAGAAGTGATTTTATTGTTGAAAATCCATCTGATTATTATATCGCAATTGAAAGTTTCAGTGTTCCCCTTATCTCAGTCCCGTTATTTATTTTTCAAGATAATACTTATAATTTTCAACTAGAATACGATGGATTGATTCTGACAAAATACTTAGTTTATACTTCAGAAGGAAATTTAAATAATAATTACGTATATTCATATCAGAGTATGATTAATAGTATGAATGTAGCACTCAAAAGTCTATATGATGATATGTTACTTGCTAAGCCACTCTTTCCGCCAACAGAACAACTTTTTATTACTTTGAAAAATAATTTAATCACAATAAACTGGCAAGATAGTTATTTAACAAGTGGAGTTAATTTATACTGTAATGATGCCTTATATGAATTTTTAAGAAGTATCAATATTTTTTATTTTAGTAACACAAAAATAAAGTTGCTTGTTAATGATACGTACCCTACTTATACAAGAAATTCTCTAACTTATTATCAGGCAACTCAAGCCACGCAAGAAATAGAGAATTGGAACAGATTACAGAGTATTTTATTTTCAACTTCAACAGTACCAGTAAGCGGGCAATTCATTGGTAGTCAGGCAAATATCAATATCAATGTTCTTGGTGATTATTATCGGGTACCACGACCAAATAGGCCCAGTATTTTTACTTTTAATACGACTGGGCCTACCCCTTTGATTGATCTTAATTCTGCTTATCCAATGTCTAATGTAGACGTACAAATTCGCTGGTTCTTCAATGATCTAACATCAGAAGTAATTATAGTACCATACTCTACTACTTGCTATGTGAAGTTAGTTTTAGTTAAAAGATCGCAGGAAAATATGAACAACGTTGATCAATCAGGGTTATTAATGTTCTCATAAAATTTTAATTTAAACTGATTTTGAGTTTAAATTAATTAACAATTGATAGATGCTAGGTGTTTTTTTGATTTTTTATGCCGGATTACACACGTTTTTGTAATTTCTGAACCACATTCACATACAATTTTTTCTTTATTTTTTTCTAATAACTTTTCTCTGTTTTGCTCGTAATAGTCTTTATTTTTTTCTGTTATAATTTCTTTGTTTTGCTCACGATATTGTTTATTTTTTTCTTTTAAAATTTCTTTATTATCAATATCCCTTTCTTTCCTAGTTCTAGTTGGTATCTGACAATTTAAGGCTGGTTTCAACTGCTCAATATGGTATCTTTCAAATTGCCCTAATTCACGTTTATTTGTACATTCGGGATATGCTTCTATTTGTGTCATAGTCCAATTATCAAAACCATTATTTTCACGAATAAATTGATATACTTTTAAATTGAAAGATATATGTTTTTCATTATTACAAGCATTTTTATGATGACATTTACGTCGTGAAAAATTACAAGTACTTCCAACATAAATATCAGTTATGTTCATATCTTTACAACACAGTTTATATACTATCGCTTTTGAATAATCAGGCATATTACTTATATATACTTATATTTACTTTTTTAAATATCAATTTTTCATTTTAATATTTTATTTTAACTGAACAATAAGGTGAGTGCAGTACACCATTCATCGTTACTCAACCCAGATGCACCAGTAAATAATTTTACAAAAGCGTCTATAGGCATATCTCTAAATCTTACACGTAAACTAGCATACCTACCACACGTAGCAATGTTATTATTATAAGATTGTAACTGAATATGATTATATATTTTTTTATATCCTGATTCGTTAATTAAATTTGTTAGATGTGGTTCGGCTTTACCACCGTGTAACTGCATATTATAGGTTGAGAACTGTAATTGTTCATCTATTTTCAACCCGTAACTTCCAAAGACTTCTATCGTTCTATGTTTCTTTAGAACAGCAACCCAATGACCTATCTCTTTAGTTGCCTGATATAAAATAATTACCGCTCCGTATGGTTCCATTAACTGATCTATCGTTTGATAATCGTGTAAATCTTCATATGAAATAATCTTAACTTTACCATCACAGATAGCCATAATATCATTATCACCTAAAGCGTAATTCAAATTTTTTTTTATTAATTGATTCCAAGATTTAGCGTGACTCATCTTTATTAGAAAAAATATATTATTTTTTAACGATATTCTTCTGATGTTTATAATTCGTCCTTTCATATAAAAATCGTCCTTTCATATAAAATAAAAACGACCTTTTTTTTTGTCCACTTTTTATCAGAACCGAGAAGAGAAAACTCCGAAGTTACCGTCTGTCTTTTCTTAGTTATCCTATTCTTATATATATATATATAAAAAAAAAAAAAATATATATATAGTATAACTAAATAAAAGTATATGAAAAAATTCCTAGACAAAATTATATGAAACATCTAGGGGACGAAAAAGACGACGTTTTTCATTTTTTCTTCAAGTTCTTATATATATATTATAGTAGTATATATATAATAGAGTTGAAAAAAAAAATAGTCCACTTTTAGGACTTCAGACTTTTAAACGGAAAGTCCGTTGTCCTCCCGTCAGACTAAAAATAAATAAATGACCTTTTACTTGGAACAAGTCCTTTACGGTGGAGCAACCCCACCTACAATTGTCATATACCCTAAAGCAGAACTCCAACATCCAAATACCGTGCCTCCAGTTCCGGCTATAAAAATATTTGTTAAACCTTGTGCTGATTTAATTCTAAATCCTGTTTGAATTGTTAAACTGCTTGCCTGTTGACATACAGTGAAATATACAACTTGCCCGTCAACACATCCAGTGATATCTTGAATTGTAACATTTGGGCCACTCGCTAGAAAAACATTAGAAACACCGCCTAAAGGTAACTGAAGATAAACGGCATCAGTTAGACTTATACTTCCACCACCCGTTACTGGTACATCGTTAATTTTTAAAGAGTTGCAGTTGATATTCATCCAAGACTTTGATGAACTACCATCGCATAGTTTATTCAGACTCATTTATTATAAAAAATATAATATTTTTTTATTTTAAAAATCATCAGTTATAAGATATGCTTCTTTTGCTGATATAACGTATTTCGGATGGGATCTGTATACTGTTATCCACCTAGAATTCTTTGATAAACTTAAACATCGTTTGATTTGGTCTGTATTAAATCCCATATGTTTTTTAAGATATTCTTTAATGTAATGTACACCTCCTGCGTGTTTAGGAAAAAATGTTACCGACGATGCCTCATTCAATAACGTTCTTGTTCTAGAATAATTACTTAATTGATGACTTGTTGATACAACAGTTAGACCATAGTGACGTCCAACTTCCAAAAGATGTTCCCTTAACATAAAAATCGCTACACGGACTTTTGGTAACTTAATTTTATCAACGTCATCAAAGAGCACTATAGAACCAGTTTCAAATTCACTAGGGTCATACGGTTCATCAAAGCACTCTGTATCATCCATATCTGGTCTGACGATTCTATCGCCAAATCGGTCGTCCAATAGTTTATCATACTTTACAGAACTAAAAATATAAATTGTAACATCGTTATTGATTAATTTTATATGTTGTGCAATATAATCTGCTACATACGTTGATTTACCAGAACCACTTGGGCCTGCTATATAAAGTCTTTCATTCTGATTTTGTTTAATAGTAGGAACAACTTGAAAATACTGTTTCCCATCTAATTTTATAGATTCTTTACCTTTCTCATCGTCTCGGATAAACAATGCTGTTCTTTTATCTTCAGTCCCTTTTACAACTGCTATGCGTAATGCTTTAGGGTTTGAAAAAGATTTATCTTTGAGTTCCATTCTTTTATATAAATGAAGAAATTTTAATCTCGTTATATAATAAAGACAAATGGACTATCCGCAAGAAATCCAATCTGATATGACAATGCCTACTTTAGGTACTCAAGTTACTCCTCATCTAAATTTTAACGGAGTTGTTCCTCTTAATATGTTATATAATGAAAATATTGATGTAAATCCTTTATATCAAGCCACTTATCCGCTTGGATTTAAACCACCATATTTTGTATCTGACCAAGTCAATAAAAAGGCACAACAAATGACTCCAGATGAATCTGAATATCTTCAAGGTATTAAAGCAGGTCTTGGGCCACTCAGAAATTTTAATGATGAAAATCGCATTCCTACCAATTTTAATTTTACTACGATGCCTATGAAAAACTTAAATTTAGCAATGAATAATATACCATATAAATATTCTCAATCATGGGCTGGACAACCTATAACAAGGTCTCAATATACAATTGATCAAGGAAAACAAATACTTGGATTAGAAGTTTTAGCAAGAGGAAATAGATTATACTAAAATTATTTATATCTTTACTTATTATAAAATGAGTTTGAACAAATTCACAAATCTCCAACGCGGAAAAGATATTGGATTGAAGATAGGAGCATATGAGATAGAGTGTGAAAATATTATAGTAACTAATAATATTACACTACCAGATAATTTAACAGTAGATACTTTGAATACAACTAACCTTAATGTTAAAACAGTTGATATGCAAACTTTAAATTATAGAACACCTGATGTTGGTTCAATTGGAGAAGTATTGAAAACAGATGGAACTGGAAATGTATTTTGGGGTACAAGTGCGCCAGTGGGTTCAGGTATTGTTTATAGTGGTACATTACCAATTCCAGTAGGTCAACACGTAAAAATTAGTACAGACGGAACAACAGTATTCCAATCTGTAGTTAATGAAACATTAACTAATTTAAATATCGGTGGTTTGAATTTGACAAATGCTAATGATATTAGTGCTAATGATATTGGATGCCAGTCTATTTCAACTTCAATTGGAAATCTAAATTTTAACACAAGCGGAAATATTCAAATTAACGGTAATAAATCTGTTCTGACAGATAAAACAGTTTTTAGTAATAATCAAGAATTTGTAAGTAAAAAGTATGTTGATGATAATGCTCCGGCTGGTGCAACTGGCCCACAAGGTATTCAGGGAATTCAAGGAGATACTGGCCCACAAGGTATTCAGGGAATTCAAGGAGTTACTGGCCCACAAGGTATTCAGGGAATTCAAGGAGATACTGGCCCACAAGGTATTCAGGGAATTCAAGGAGATACTGGCCCACAAGGTATTCAGGGAATCCAAGGAGTTACTGGCCCACAAGGTATTCAGGGAATTCAAGGAGATACTGGCCCGTCTGGCGCTAATAATGCTACTTTACAATCAACATATGATAATTCACTACCAATTCCAAGATGTGATCTGACTTATGGCACTCAAATAAGATATTCTACCGCTGATGGTGATGATCTTTTAACGATGATTGCAAATTCTGGTGGTAATAGTTATTTAACTAGTAATAGACTGGATACACTTAGTCTAAATTCTTCACAAATAACGGCAGATAATTTTATTAAGAACGGTGGTACTAATCAACAATATCTGATGGCAAACGGATCAGTATTACAATATTCGCAAAATTCTGGTAATAGCAACTTCTATCTCTATAATAATACAAGTGGCGTAATGACACCTCCACCAAGTAACGGACAAGTAGGATATAATGACGCTATACAAACTAATGCTACTTTATTGTATATTTCTCATAGAACTAGAGATAATATAGACATTGATGTATTTTTAGAACAAATATCTCAAATTCAAGATGTTTATCTACAGGATCAAGATAGCAGTCTTAATTTCATAAAATATAATATTACTGGACAACCTAATTTAATTACTAATTCGTATATTATTATACCTGTAAGTTACACTATTGGAAACGGAGGAGGTACAGGAATTACTGTTGACGGATTTGGAAATGGCGCTAATATTTTAGTTACTTTCTTTACTAACTCTATAGAAGTTGATTCTAGATTAACAACATTAGAAAGTAAGACTCAAAACCAGTCTGCTAATACAACAACGACTACTTTTACTGGAACAGGTGGGGTTGTCGCTAGTAAATTTGACTCTATGGGATCATCAGTATCTTTTGTTAAAGGCAATGGATCTCTAGATAATACTTCATATCTTCCTCTAACTGGAGGTACTTTAACGGGTGCTTTAACTGGTACTTCATATATTAAAACTGGAGGTGTAGCAACTGAATTTTTAAAGGCTAATGGCACAGTAGATAATTCAACATATGCATTACAGTCATCTTTATCTTCATATCTTCCCTTAACTGGAGGCACTTTAACGGGTACTTTAAATGGTACTTCGTTTGTTAAAACTTCAGGTACGTCAAGCCAGTATTTAATGGCAAATGGGTCATCTAAAGTATACTCTTCAAATAGTTTAGACTCTAATTATTATTTATATAAATATGGGGCTACAACAACTACACCGGCTAATGGGGCTATTTCTATGAATAATAATACTATTTCATTAGCAACTACCATATATATTAATAATGATACTGAGGATGGTGTTAATATCAATACGTTGTTTAATCAAATAACACTTTTAACAGGCATTTATATTCAAGAACTAGGCAATCCTGCCAATTTTGTTAAATATGATATTAATAGCATATTT